GATAAAGTATTTGCATCTGCAGTAACTGTTATTGCAGCTGAACCATTAAAGTTTACACCATTGATTGCCCTTGTAGTTGCTAATACTGTTGCAGTAGCTGCATTACCTGTTGTACTTCCAGAACTCCCACTTGTATTACCAGTAACATTACCAGTTATACCACCTACAAAGGTACCTGTGATTGTTCCACCGCCTGATATGTCATTACTGCCCATAGCGATATTACCTGACATTGTTCCACCAGCTTTTGGTAGAGCAGCACCTGCTGTAGTAGTGGTACTCGATAGAATAGCATCCCTTGTGGCAATATCTACTCCATCAAAAGTAGAGTTCGTTGTAACTGCACCTGTTAAGGCACCACCTGCAAGAGGTAAATAATTTTCTGTATCAGTAGTCCAAGTAAAAGTACCATCGCCATCAGATGCTAAGACTTGACCAGAGGATCCGTCACCAGTGACTTTTAGTTGATCTGCACCTATAGAGCCTTGCCCAAAGGAAGCAGACTGACCCATGATGATTCCAAAGAATTCAACACCTGATCCTGGTCCACTAGCAAAAGTTAGAGTAGACCCACTTACCGTATATGAAGATGTTGGATGCTGAATGACTCCATCAAGAGTTATCAACAAGTTATCCACATTGGGAGTGACATCAACACCACCTACCTGCATATTGTAGCCAGTGCTTGAACTCATAGTCAAAGCATCAATTATGTAGAATGTCCCAGCTTGGGTTGGTGCATGTCCTATATATGGCATTATGCGTTCTCCAATGCTTCTACTTTAGCTGAGAGTTCTTGTATTGCCCCAGCCATATATGGAATTAATTTCATATACTCCAACAATAGAGGTTTAAAAGTCTCGTCATCCACCGTTCTTTCTATTTTATCTTCCACAACCGCAAGAGGTATTTCAGATTGAACGTCTTGTGCAGTAAAACCAATATCTTCTTCATCTGAATACTTCCATTTGAATGATATTGGGCTAAGATTGTTTATTTTAACAAGACTACCTGTAAGGGGTTCAAAATCTTTCTTCATCCTTTCGTCTGATGTAGCACCACCTTGAAACAGCATTCCCTCCGTATCAACATAAACATAATTTGAACTTGAGGAAGCCTTTATACTTTCTATGCTAATTGATGTTCTTGGATTCCCCTCCCCACTGGTAGAGCCTCCACTCAAAATCAATAGATTGCCAGTGTAGTCAAATCTCGCTCTTTGCACCATAGGTGCTGAAGACCCTCTTGTCCAAAAGGTTATATCCCCTTTTCTCCAATTAGCATCAGAACTCTGACCCTTATCCTGTCCAGCAATCATAGCATATTGAGAATCATAAATGTATCCGCTTGAGCCAACCTCCTTTTGAGAAAAAGCAATCATTGGCGACCACGTATCCGTTCCAGTAGTATTTTTATTGTGAAGTGATATACCTGTTTTTTGAGGATTACGAGTCGCAGTTTCATCACAGACAATAGTGACGTAAGGCGATTGTGATTGAGCACCAGTTACATCATCTGCTGTATAAAGTCCTAATTCAGTAGTTGCGGAGCTACCCCCCCTTGTTCCTTTATATAAATAACCACCAAGATTAACAGTCCCAGCAAATGTGGCGTTTTGAGATGTATCTAAAGTTAAGGCAGTTGTACCAGTTGTCTGAAATATTAAATTGCCAGCACGAGTTCCAAAGATAGTTTCAGTATTAGTATTATCAAACCACCAATATCCTTTTTCAACATCAGACTTATGTAAATACATAGCCGTATATCTACCTGTACTATTTAGTATCAGATTTAGGTCACTACCTTTATTAATTGTAAGACCATCATTAATTTCAACATTCCCAGCAAATGTGGCATCGCCATTACTTAGGTCAAAATTGACAATATCAACTGCACTATTAAAAGCATCATTTGGAGCATCTAAATAGCCCTTGTCACTATTGACATACATTCTAAATTTCTTTGTATTAGAACTCCCTGTTGAGTCCTCAACCATTACAGCAGACCCAACTCCGCCACCAGTTCCAGTTAAGTGGAGGGCTGTTTCGGGGGACTGTTCCACAATCCCCACCCGATTATTTCCCCCATCAATTCTCATAATCTCTGTATTATAAGATTTGAATATGTGATGTCCTGCTGTTGAGTTTGTTGAGGTGGTTTGATGAATAATGTCTGATAATGCAGTTAGTGTTAAATCTGCCTCGGTATCTATAGTCAAATCACCACTATCAGATATAGTAGAACCATTTAGAGTAATATCGTCTACAGTTAATGAAGTAAGAGTACCTACTGAAGTGATAGCTCCTTGAGTTGCTTGAGTTGTTGCAGTATTCGGTGCTAATCCAGCTATTGTTGCTACCGTTCCTGCTTGTCCAGTTGTATTCTGATTACCAGAAGCATTGACTCCTGGTAAATTGATAGCTGCGGAACCATTAAAAGATACTCCACCAATATTTCTTGCAGTAGTCAATGTAGCCGCTGAACCAGTTGTACTCTGATTAAGGGTTGCGACTCTAGCTGCTGCTAAAGTACCAGAGGATATATTTGAAGCATTGGTTGTATCAGTCGTGGCAGAAGTTGCCAGACCATGAGAGCCTGCTACGGAAGTTAATGCACCACTTATCTTAGAAGTGGCAATCGCTGCCGAAGCATTTATATCAGCATTTACAATTACACCATCGTCAATATGGGATGACAATATAACATCATCACCAATCTTAACTGCTGATTTAGCGGGTTCGTTTCCCCAGTATGCCACTAGGTTATCTCCATGAGAGAAAGTGTGCAGTCCATAGAACTTGCTGCACTAGCGTAAGCCTTCAATATATCACTAGCCTCCATTACGATCTTATTACCAGACATCATTTCCAAAGAACTACCAGATGGTACAGGAGCATTTTTTAGCAAGGTAACATTATCCCCGTCATTATTAGTCAATGAAACTGTTGCGGTTATCGAAGACGACGCTGCAGTGTTAGCCAATGTTACACCGATTAGAACAGCAGTTGTACTACTGGGACAAGTATATATTGTAGTCGGAGATCCAGAAGAACCCGACACATCTAACTTTGTCTTTACTTTAAAAGTATTAGCCATAATTTCTCCTTATTAACCAAGTGCAACGCTCATGGCAACTGCGTCCGCTAAAGCTTCCGCTGCTAATGTTGTACTATCTTTTATTTCCTGTATGTTGCCTGACGAGTCCTCAAAGAAGATCTTTTTATCAACAGTATTAATAGCTAACTCACCAGCAACTAAATCATTTGGGACTGGAGATCCAGTACCACTAGTTTTTCTCTTTAACAAAAGAGTATTAGCCATTAACTGTAAGCTCCACCATCAAGTGTGGCGTTATCAACGCTTGCACAACTGATTCCAGCCAAAGCATAACCATTATCTGTAGCTACTGTAGCGGTAGGTTCTGTCCCTGCTTCTTTGAAGAATGTCCAGACATTATTGCTTTGCTCATTATATATGCCCTTATATTTCGTACCTGATGCAACATATTTAGCATAGATTCCAATATCAGAAGAGTTAGCAGCATTCGTTGCTGCAAGTTTTATATTTACATCGCCAATAGCTACACTGCTACTAGTTGTAGTTGTTGTCTCACCGTTAACTGTAAGATTTCCTGCAATTGTCACATTATCGGGAAGTCCTATTGTTATCGCATTAGCTGATACAGCAGTGGTCACTTCATTACTAGTCCCGTTAAAAGTAAACGTTTCGCCAAGAGCAACTGCATCACTAGACCCACTGTCTGCAGCCATTGTAATGCTTGGAGTGGCAAGTTTTGCATTTGTTACCTGAGAAGCAGCAATATGAACAGTGTCAATCGCTCCACCCGCAATTTCAGCACTATCCACGGCATCATCAGCCATTTTAGCGTTAGTTATTGCATTGTTAGCAATCGTTACAGCTCCAGTACTAGCGATTGTCATATCTCCGCTTACTGCTTTATTGTCCCAGCTGTTAGATCCATCATATAGTAATACATGACCCGAACCTGGACTGCTTACTACAGTATCGGTAAGTTCTGCTACTGTATGTGCCTGACCATCGACATATGCTTTGATACTTTGTTGAGTAGCAAGTTTAAGGGCACTATCACTCGCCATGTTGTCTTCATCGAGAATAGGTGCGCCAACCCAATTTGCCGTTGAAGCTCCCGAAGCAATCCAAAATCTTGAATCGGAAGTGTTGTATAGAGGTTCACCTGCACTTAAACTCTGAGTTGGTGCCCCAGATGAATTCCTCTTGAATTGAATAAGATTAGCCATATGAGCCTCCATCTATTGTTTTATTAGTAAAAGCAGAAGTCCCAGCATTCGTCGGTATATCCGTCGTTGCGTTGCCTCCTACTGTTTTGTCTTTTAATTGATTAAGCTCTGCAGCACTAGGAGTAACAAGTGTGTTTTGGAGCTTCAATCCTTTGTTTGACCCATTATGGGTCGAAATATTTAAATTATCTGTACCAACTTGCATAGCAGCCTCAGTCCCATCTCCGTCAAGGAGTGCAGTTTCGGTTGAGCCAAGCCCACCATCTACATGGGTTATCTGCCTAAAAGTTGAAGATATTGTTTGTCCCACTAAAGTTGTTGCCATAATTACCTCATATAATTGCGTATGGTGCTTGGTCCATTACTCTTCTCATCCCACCAAATCTGTTTTTCTGATATTGATAGACCAGTCTTTTAAATTCATTCATGTGAAAATTTCTTTTATCGTAATTCGCTTCATTCTCTGCAAATCTTGCTTTTACATATTCTACAGCAGCGATTGCCAATTCCTCTGAAATATCAAGATCATCATCTTCGCTATCAGGAACACTTGGCAAAGCAGAGTATTCAAGCATCAATCCGTCTGTTATAAGAGCAGATGGACTTTTATATTTACCAGTGGTAGTATCTTTCTCGATAATTGCAAGATTCCCACCTCTAAGATAATATTGAAAATCGATAGCCATTACGTTAAATCCGAATCTACATTGGCTGTTTCAAGCACTCTAGCTATTTTTACATATTCAGTCTCATCGTCATCGTATATCATTACATTCTTCAATGAAATGAAATTAGATGGGAATGAGTAAAATCTTTGGTCTTTTACGATATTAGCCTTAGACGAAACAACATTATCTTCAATCATCATATTTACTTCACGCATAGCATCTTTTAGATATGCAATTGAATATCCCTGATTAGTTGTTCCAGCTCTTTCCATTAATTCTTTAAGTATCATTAATCACCCCACACATAGTTTAGATCTCCCCAGATCTGGTTACTGTTAATATTAAAATAAAGCAATTTATAGTTTTTCCAAGGAGAGTCTGGCTCTGTAGTCCCAGTCGAATAACTCGTCCCTGGAGCTGTTGAGCCTACAGACCACGAAGTTGCAGGAGCGCTCGAAGTGACACTCCATATTCCCAAAGGATCGTCTGATGAAGTAGTCGCCATTAAGTTATGATCCTATATACTATATCACAATTTTCATTGGAATAAGCAGAAGATTCCCACATTACAGAAAAATTATTAACTATAGATATCGTATTCCAAGAAATTATCATGTAATTAAAGCAAACTCCACTGCTATAGTATCTGTTGAAGATGATTCAACAGTCCAAGCACAATTAGTTGCTAAAGTTGGTGTATGTGGTAAGCAAATTGCCCCGCCAGGAGGGATTCTGCAAATTTCTGCATATGTACTCGGACTACCGTGTGCTGTTTCTTTGTATACTATTAAAAGATTTGTAGTTGTATCTCCCAAAACAGTTGCGCTGCTAAATGTTTTACCTGTATGTTTAATAAAAACCATATCCATTGCAGTCACACCGCCTAATTCTAACTTTGCACCACCATTAACTGGCACATTACCATAAGCAACAGTTCCTTCTGTAAACCCAGTTACTGCTATAGCGGCATCTCCTGTAGTTATTGAAGCATTGCCACCTAATGTTTTATTTATATCACCTTCAATTGCGTCTTGTGCAGCATATTGACCGTCAACTCCAGCAATTGTTCTAATTGGAGTTGCGCTAACTGCGTATTCTACTCTGTTCGCCATCTTGTTGTCTCCTTATCATGAACGGTTCAAAGCCTTTTTCATATTGCTCCCTTACCATTGCATATTGTTTTTCATACCACTGATACTGTACTTGGACCTTTTGAAGATCCGCAGTGTACTCTGACAGGTACACTTGTGACCTTTGTGAAAAATCCTGTAGAGCAGATCCGAATCTCTGTAACTCTACATTATTCTCTGCCACCTTCTTCTGCAATACGGCTGCCAGTTTATTAGCTTCAGTTTGGGTAAAAGCACCCATTCTGGATATATCCGCTGAATACTTCTGTACTGTAGAAGCAACCTTTGCCTGATATTCGTTTAAATTTTCACCAATGTCTGCCTGCCACTTTGCAAGCTTAAAACTTAAATTGTTTAAAGACCATTCTTGGACAGCCTTTCCTACGTCAGCCTGATACTGTTGTAAGTCTCCAGTATACTTCTGAAGTCTGGATCCATATTCGCTTATTTCCTTCTCAAGAGATTTAGCCTTATTCTGGACATCAATATTTGTAGACTGCTGCATTAACTGAAGCCTTCTGCCAGCATCTGCCTGAAAATTCTGAACATCCTTCTGGACATCTGCTTGAAAACTGGTATTGTCAGAATTGAATTCATTTAACTGACTTTGAGCATCTACCTGATACTGCTGAAGTTTATTTCCATATTCTGTGACCCATTCCTGGAATGTAGTCTGTATATTGTTAAATGTAAATTCTTGAACTGTGGAATTAACATCTTGCTGATATTGAGAAAGACTTTGACCATATCTTTGGATCTTTGAGTTATACTCAGAAATATTCTTTTCTAATAATTTTGCTTGATTCTGTATGTCTATATTAGTCGATAACCGCATTTCTTCCATCTCACGACCAACTTTACTCTGATATTCTGCAGCAGCTTTCTGATAAGTAATCTGATATTCTGCATTTTCCTTGTTAAATGAATTTAGATTATCCTGAACCTTGCTTGAAAACTCAGTGACTTTCATTTGCTCTTCTGTAATCTTCACTTGCGCAAGTTCAATATCCTCTTCCGTCTCAATCAAAGATGTAATCGTAGAAAAATCAATTGGGGTAAAAGATGGAGGAGTATAAGTCGGAGCAACAGATTCTCCAAGAATAGAACCCTCAGAAAATGCTTCCTGTAAAGATGCACTTTCATATGCAGTTGAATAATCTGGGTCACCTGGAGTAATGGGAGCAGCTGGTAAAGAAAGACTCTCAATTCCAGTAAGCACTGGAGCTATAAAATTAGGTTTCGTATAAACAGGAACTGTTCCCGATAATGACAACACCAACTGCTCTGCTCTTTCCTGCAACGCAGCATCGGTATATGTGAAAGATGGAACAGAGGGAGATATTGGAACTGTAACCGAACTTAGATCCAACGCACTAATTGATGGGTCGGCTATAGAAACATATTCAGGTAAAGATACGTCGCCCACATTACTTACGGCAGTTATGCCGTCAGCAATAGAGAAAGACAACGTAGGTTGAGGAGGTACAGAAGGTAGAGAGAGAACCAATCCTGAAAGTCCCGTATAGCCGACCATTTTTTCATTTAAACCTTTCATTGCTGCATAATTAACAACAAGTGGGACTAGACTTAGTGGAAAGTTGTCAATTGTACTACCAGTTAAATTTGATAGGGTGGTGTAATCTACCTTGCTAACGGATATACTTCCCGCAGGTAGGACTTGGACGGTTTGATTCAAATAATAATATTGAGGGTAATCATTTGTAGCTTTTTGTAAAGAAGTTGATTCGGCAGCTGCAAATCGTTTTTCTGCTGGTATTTCAGTTGCTATTTTACTCCCCCTAGCGACACTTATAATGTGCCTTCTATCGCTAATATCAATAGAGGTTGTATCGTCAATATTTGTTGCAAATAAATGAGACGATTCAGGATCTAAGACAAGAACCCTATCAATAACTGCCGATATCCCATCATTTGCCCATTGAAGAGCATTATCTGCTGTGCCAGCTAAAGCTTCTATTTGTACTGCAAGCGTTGCCATATTATTTTCCTTTGATTAGTGGGGGGACTTGTATCAGAGGTCCCCCCTTAAGAATCATTATTTCCAAACAGAGTGTGCTTCTGGCATCACGATCTCAAGACCAGCTTCGGTCTGAATGAGGTCGATTCTGCGATCAACACCTGTGTTTTCTAGACTTTGAACACCAACATAAACTGAGGTGTCACGATTCACACCGTTACCGACCAATGGTCTGTAAGCTACGTGCTTCAAGTTAACAGCTACAATTCGTACTGGAGATGCGTCTAAATGGATGTTACGAACAACGTTCATATCACCGTAGGGAGTTGTGATCTGAGTTACTGGTAAACCAAATAACTTTTTCTTGCCTGTTACAGCAAAATCAAACCTAAACTGACCACTAATTTCAACGTCATTCTTTTGGAAGCCGCCTAATTTATGTAACCAGTTATAAGTTGCAGTATCACACATAAACATAGTAGCGTTTGAGCTATTATATCTAGGATCCATGTAATCACTCATATTCTGAAGAAAATCATCAGAAGTAGTGCCACCTGTAGTAAGGTCAATTGAGAATACATTACCACTTGATAAGATATAATCAACGATACCAGCTGTGTAGCGTACACCAGCAGAGTCTTTGTACTTTGATGAAAACAGAAGATCTGTTTCAATATCGTACTTATGTTCAATCAACTTGTTTTTCCAAGTTCTTGCCCATTCGTCTTTTGCTAGTTTAAGCTCAGTTGCCCGTGCAGTGTTAGTCATTTGCATGGTCGTTTTCCAGATCTGAGTATATCCTACTACATCTTTATAAGGTGTATCTTTGTAGGTACTTGGGAAACTTGAACCTTCAGCGTGTGCCGAACCAATGACATAACATTTATCTTTTTCTGCAAGACCTGAAGTCCCAGTATTTGCTTCCCAGGTTGTGCCTGTTGACTCATACTGTACATCAGCTAACGTAACATGGTCTGAACCAGCTGCAATACCACGGACTACAATGCATTTAGCATATATAGCCTGTGCGTCTGGACTAGTAGCTGGAACTCCAAGGTTTTGGATTTTCACAACCATATAGTCATCAACGTAAACAGTTGGAACTGTATCATCTGCTATATTAGCAGCCGCCACTTTACGAACTGGGATTTTAACCATTTGATTTTCTAAAAAGAAAATCGGTTTAGTTCCAGATGCACCAACAGCGGTACCAGTTTGTCCAAGAATATTCTGAACATTACCAGCAGATAGATAATCAGTTTCAAACTTAACATTCATTTCGTCACCAGCTTGTAAGTCGCCAGCTGCAAATGCAAAGTCTGCATAATCACTATCATTATCACCGCTGCCAGGAGCAGCACCATTTAGATCCAGTGCAGTTGCATAAGCATAACGCTTATGCCACATGGATCTTTGTTCTAGAGTTTTAAACTCTGGATCTGTCGTAGCTTTTTTAGCTACCTTGCTCAATATTCTGAAAAAAGGAGTTTGGTCTGGAGCTAACTCCGAGACTCTACTTGAGAAGTCATATCGTCTCCTGAGATCACCTGTATTGAACGTAGATTCGACCTGTGCTTGTGCATGGGTCGAGAGGGTTAAAGGACTATCAGCCATTTTATTGCCTCATCTTTCTTATTAAAAGAGAGACGCCTATTTTACCCGAATAAAGTATCCAAACCAGAATCGACATCTTTTAAAGAATCAAAAACTTGATCTTCATGTCTTACATCTTTTACAGTTGTATTATGATTTGATACACTTTGCGGAATACTCCTTACGGATTTCATCTGTTCTAGCATTTGTGTTTTTGTCCCCGTTGCGACTTGTTTATCTCGAGCGCCTTTGTTTTTCAAATAATAAATATCTTCTAACGATGTTTCATGGCTATTCGCCCAATCCATCATTTCAGAATATTGATCATCCGATAACTTCATACGTTCTTTGAACACAGCTGCATCACGAGTTCTAGATTCTTTTTGAGTTTCCTCTGCCCGAATCTGCTTGTCTTGCTGTAACTGACTGTTGACACGACGATCCACTACGCTAGATATTGTATGCTCCAGTGCCTTTGCACTCATGGAGTCTGCATTACCCATTGCGTCGTCTAGATCGAACACGAAATCCTCTGGGAGATTTAGCGCCTGCTTTACATCCTGGGGTCTATTCCCATTGTCGATGTAATTCTTTATTGCTTCTACCATTCCCGTGTCTGTTTTTAGCCGATTGATAATAGGGTCAAATTCAGAGGCTTCATCTAATCTCGCTTTTAGTCGTTGCGCTTCAGATGAAGAATCCTTATACCTTTTTTCCCAATCGTGCTGATGATCGTCTGTTATTACAGCTGGTGCAGGGTCAGTTGCCTGAGTTTCCTTAGTGCCAGATGCTTCGACTGTATTATCTTCATCAAGAATCATCCCGTTCACCTCACGGTCTAATGATTCAAAAAAGTCGCCAGAGTCTACAGCTAAACCATCTTCTTGACTGAAATCTATGTCAGGATTGATAGTTGATTCTGCAGAGTTTGCTGAACTATTCTCTTGTTCCATTTCCACTCCTTGATTGTTTTGATTTTTCTCGCTCTATTTGAGCTTTTTCCTTGTCAAGTCCTCGTTGGGCTTCTGCTTTTTGTGCGGTTAGGGACATACTTCCCTGCGCTTTCACAGCTCCCTTACGAATCTCGGTTTCAACGGACCGAATCTTATCTTTAATTCCAGCTTGAACAAGCTGTCTTTGAAGCGTTTCGATATTGCCGTCTTTATCCTTAACTTGATCTTCAAGATTTTGAATTGATTGTTGCATTTCTGCATAAAGACTTTTTCGTTTTGCAATTGCAGTTTTGTCTTTTATATCTGTTTCAGCCAATACAGCCAAATCATCTACAACACCCAATTTCATTAATTCTTTTAATTCTGATAGATAAGCCCATCTATTCAATGGAAGCGTACTGCCAGCTATGATCCTTACATCAAACTGTGCAGTTTCATAGTCATTCCATTTAGATATAGCTTCTCCCATATCGTTAAATATTGGTACATTAATTTCAACTTCTTTATCCCCCTGTAAAGCATTCGGCTGTACGATTCTAAATACTTTATGTGCTTTGTATATTGCTTGGGAATACTGCTTCACAACTTCGCCTAATTGTTTCAAAGCAGGTTCAATACTGCTCTTTAACCATTGTTTAACACGTCTGGTTCCATATTCATCCAAAGCTAACATACCTCTATATGTTTCATGTTGCTGAGACTGATCTCCCTGTGCGGAGGAATAAACGCCAGCCAAATACTCCATGTCGCTTTTCCCAGCTTGGACTATTTGAAAAAACGCATTATTTAAAGCTGCAGGTTGAACTTCCTTTGGATTATCGTAACCTTGATTAACGGGAAGCAAAGCTCCAGGAGCTGTTGCATTCTTTTCCCAATAATCTGTATCTATAGAACCTTCGTAATACATCCATCGTAAGGATGACCCCAAAGAAGCGTTGTGAATCATAAGCTGGTGCGCCTTATTAATCTCACGCTGTTTTCCTACTAAAGGACTCACAGCGCTCATTGGATAAGGTGTTCCTGACCATTTATAAGTAAATGGTACTAAAGGATAATGTTCAACAGGCAATTCTTGCTCATACAATGTTACATCACCAGCCACACAGCATTGTTTAACTGCTGGCTTATAAAATTCAACCACATCTACAACCATAGATGCAAACTTAGGATCTTCCATCAATACTTTTTGTTCTTTTGCGGTAACAATATTATTTTGAATAATACTTGCCGCTTTCTGGGCTTCAGCCATTAATTGTTGTTGAGCTGACTGCAGTTGCTCTTGATTCATCTTTTGCTGCTTTTCCATTTCAAGCTGCATTCTTTCAGGAAGCATTTCTTCCGCTTCTACAGCTTGACTCATTTGCATTTGCATTTCCTGCATTTGCACAGTCATTTCTTTTTGCATTTCAGTTATCTGAACTTTAACATTCTCCTGTATCTTTTTCATCTCTTCTGGCGAAGGAAGGACTTGATAGAAAATATTATAATACTTTACCTGGATCTTTTCATAGAGTTCAAAAAGTTCTATCATTTCATCTATGCTTCCATCGGATCCATAACCTTCGGAAATATCTTTATATTGAATATCAACACTATCTGTAGC